CGGCGACCGGGAATTTGTCGTCGGTGAGTTTGGTTTCCTGAAGGCACAGCACATCGACCGGCGAGGTGGAGAGCCACTGCAGCAGGTGTGGCAGGCGCACCTTAAGCGAGTTGACATTCCAAGTAGCTATTTTCATTTTTATCTCAAAAGCGAGTGTTCATGCGGGTTTCGGCGATCTCTTTGTGGTCCGTTTTGGTGCTAGCTACAATGCTGGCTACAAATCACAGATGAGACAGGGAGAGACAGCGGGCGCCCGCATGATACCCGATCATTACTTCGGTTTTCCCGAGATCAGCCGATCGATACTGGCGGCGGTGATGCGGGTCGTGGTGCCGATCTTGACCTTCTCCAGTTGGCCCCGCTCGACCAGGCGGTAAATTGTGGCGCGGCATACCTCCAGCTTTTGCATCGCGGTCGACACCTTGTACAGTTCCTGTGCCATCTCAATTCTCCTTGTTACGTTGGTGCGGCCCACCGCCCGGGCATTGGCGCGTCTGCATGCCATGCGGTCCCTGGTGCTGAGCCAGCTTGGCTATCGTGTTCATTGCCGCGTCCCAGTCCTTGCGCAATTTGTCCATCTGCTGACATTCGTACCGCGGCAGCGGCTTGCCCACCTGCTGCGCCAGTTCGTACATCACGTTCGACATCAAGTTACCGATTTGCAGGATGCCCGTCGACACCAGCATCCCGGCGGCTTCCAGATCACCATACGCGCGTAGCACCGACGTGACCGCCGCCGCATCCTTTGCCTCACCTGCTGGCGCTGCTGCGGCGACAGGGGCGGCGTAGAGCAGCGTGTCTTCGATGATGCTGCGATGGGGGGGCGGGTCGCATTCGAACGGCATCCATGCGGTGATCTGCATAACACCTTTCTTGCCCCGCAGCGGCACATAGGTCACGCGGCGCCCGACTGGCTCAGCCTGCGTTGCAGGTGCAGGGTGGGCTGCAGCTTGCTGGGCGAGGGCGACCAGGGCGGACGCAACCGGCGGCGTAAAAGTGTGCGTGAACGTGGCGACGGCTTTGGCTTGCTCGAGAATATCTGCAGCACCGTCGTTCGCTGCGCGTGCGAGCTTGGCCAGCTTGCTCAGGTCCAGGTCGATGTGGGCCTTAGTGGCGACCTGAGTGTCGGTGGTGTTGGTCATGGTTCAGTCCTCGCTATGATTGTCGCGGCGCTTTAGGTCGCGCGCGAGTTTTGTGTTTGCCCGAGCGCTTCCTCAGCAGCCGGTCGCGGACGATGCGGTCGACTGCATCGCCCAGCGTCATGTCCTTGAACTGGATGAACTTGGCCAGGGCCTGCTTTACGTCCTGCGAAACGACAACCGGCGGCAACAGCGCTTTGCCTTCGGCCTCGAGCCTGGCGCGGCGCCGAGCTTGCCGGTCGGATTCACTCAGCGCACTTCCGGTCGACGGTCTCCCGCGCTTTTTCGCTGGCGCTGGAGCTTCAGGTGTTTGGTCGATGATCTGCATGGTCATTAATCGCGCAGAGAATTAACGTGAGAAATCACGGTTTTTCTGTGATTCTTTTTTGGTGTATGAGGCGCAGCCCGGAGCGACATTGCAGTGTCTATGGCCGCATCGAGTTCCTCGCCGTCGATCAGGTCGACCACGTGGCCGGTTTCGTCGAGGCTCGCGACCATCGGCGCCGCGGTGCAGAGCATGGTGTCCGCCTTATCGCGGAGCCACCGGTACCGAGCAGCTTCCTGCTGCAGGTCGGTGAGGCTCGACCGGGTCAGGCGCTGACCACCGATCACGACCCACTGGCCGGCGACGTCGCCGGGTTCGACCGCTGGCGTGCCGGCCTTCACCGCCGCGCGCAGCTCCGCGATCTCGGCTTCCATCGCCCGCTCGACAGCGGTCGAGTGGTACAGCGGGTAGCTGGCGCCGAGGTCCAAGCGGTCGCGCCAGGTCTTGATCAGGCCGGCCATCATCGCGCCCTCCATGCGCAAGCCGGCTGCTCGCAGTACGCCATGACGAGGTCCCCGTCGGTGATTCGCATCGTAGTGCCCAATCCGCCGGCGGCGCGAAGCAGCGCGGCTGCGGCCGCCTCGACCTCTGCCGTGCGCGCCGCCTCGAAGGAAAGCACATTGCGCCAAGCGCCAGAGTCTTTGATTTGGAGCTTCATGACAAGGCTCCCACCGCTGGCGCCGGCGGCATGTGCATCCAGTGGGTGACACGCTCGACCGAGATCGGCATGGCGTCGAGATACCGCCACGTATCGCCATCGCGGAACCCTGGCCATACGTCGTCGTCGTTCAGGGCGAGCAGCACCAGGGTGTCGTCATCAGGGAGCGCGGTGCCGACGTGGGTCCAGGTGGGAAGGGGCGTAGTTTCTGAGTTGAAATTCATTAACGCACCCCGGCAAAGACAGTAATGCCGCACGGCTGGTCGCCCAGCAGCTCGACGGTCAACATGGCCGCTTCGCTGCTGGAGCGGGCCAGCGCGCTGAAGGTGAGGCAGACGGTGGCGGTGCGCGCGGTGATGAGGAAGGGCTTCATGATCACCACTCCCGGATCAGGTTGCGGCGGCCGATCAGCACGATCTGGCGCTTGCGCTCGCGGCGCTCCACCGGCACCAGCATCCGCGGCGCGTCGACGAGGCGGTCAGCCCGTGCTTCGCTGATGCGCAGCTGGCGCTCGACCAGCCACAGGGCGATCGGCTTGACCAGCTTGCGAGCAAGGCGCCGGGCGATGCGTCGCGTAACGTAGGCGGCGATCATGCGGCACCTGCAGTAGCGATTGCAGCGCGCAGCTTGGCCAGAGCGACGGATTCGGGATCGGTCGTGTAGTCGAGCCACTTCTGCTGGGTGAGCACCGCCTCGGCCGCTTTCGCGGCATCCAGCAACAGGTCGATTCGCTCATTGGCCAGCTCGAGCCGCCGGTCGCCCTCGCGAACTTCGTCAGCGGTATTTTCCCAGCCGCGGCGGGCATCGCTCAGGTCCTGGAGAAGGCCGGCCAGCGAGCCGTCATATGCGTTGCAGGCGCTGAGCACAAACGCCGCGTCGTCTTCGGTGATGGCGCGGCAGAGCACCTTGGCGGCGCTCGGCGGGGTAGTACTAAACTTCGTGTCGATGACGGCGGTGCGGTCATCCAGGACAAGTGCGAAGCGCGGCGCGTTCGCGGGGGCGTTAGTCGACATCGTGCTCTCCAAGGTGCGCGGCTTAGCGGGTGCTGAGCTCGCTGCAATGGAGTTACTTTAGTGGACGCTAAACAGGTCTGTCAAGCATTTACTAAACCGATGCGCGAAAGTTGACGGCGGGGCTAGTTTCGGACAGCGACACAGGCCCAAAATAAAACGCCCCACGAAGGGGCACGAAAGGGATCACTAAATTTCGTGGAAAGCACTATGTAGCGCTTGTCGACTTTAGTTTTGGAAAGAGGTTAAAACGCCGTTTTCGAAATATAGATAATTTCCACTGCCGTAAACCCATTGCTCATGAGTTCCATATTTATTGGTCGTCCGATTCACTTTCTTCGGTTTTCCCCAAACAGTATCGTGTACTACTTCATCTTGTGACATGCCAATGGCAACACCTGTTTTCTCGGCTTTAGTTTTCTTATACCCAGGGTAGGGTGACGCCTCACCAACAAATGAACAACGATCGCTTTGCACATTCTGGCTGGCCTTGTAGGTGTGCCCAGTGGAATCTCGGCATTGCCATGTTGCTGCTAATACCCCGTGAGCCGAAGTAAAACAAATGCCAAAAACAAAAACAGTAAGTATGGGCTTCATCTCAGTTTCAATAGGTCGTATTAATGCTTGCAACAGGATCTAAATATGCGTGCTTTCTTTACGGATTACCTTCCCGATAATGATGCATATTGCGCCTTTACATAGCTGTCTGTGATATTTTTTCTGATCCGGATTGTCTGAGGTAAGCCACCACTGTCCTGCATCTCGAAGCAGGCGCTTGACGACGGCCTCGCCCTCGTAATTTACGACATACACAGCTCCTGACATTAGTTGCTTGTCCGCTGTATTGACCACGATGGTGTCGCCATCATGCAAACCCGGCTCCATGCTATCGCCGCGAACAACAATCGACAGTAGTGATTCCTTATGCAGCCCTTCCCGCTGAAGCCAATTCGTCGGCACACCTTGTGTTTCGCCATCGTAGTGTTCAGGTTCGACTTGGAAACCTGTAATACCAGCCTGTACCTTCAGTCGCACCTTTTTGATCTGTGTCATGGTCGGATCGTCTGGGCCGGAGGCATGCACACGTTTCGATCCTGATACCAGATCAGGCAAATGCACCGTTTCATTGGCGGGCAGCTGAGCGGCCACACCCCGTGCCTCATGCGCTGTGTCCAAGTAGCCAGTACCCATCCTGTACTGCTCTTCTAAACGCCGCGCGACCTTCTCTCCGAATGAGCCATTCGACTTGAGTTGAGAAAACAGGCTCTTTTCCTTCGCTGGCGTGCCATGTTCAGCGACCCAGCGCCGCAAGTTCTCCCTGCGAGTTTCAATTATGTCCATCAGGATAGTTTAGTGTTTTCTAAATTAGTGTTCACTTGACTTTTTGGTTTAGCGTCCACTAAACTGCATGACATGGACCTTAAAACCTACATCTCTGCCGAACGTGGACGTGCGTCAGCCCTTGCCGCTGAGCTGGGCGTCTCCCTCTCCTACCTCTCGCAGATGGCAAATGGAAAGGCCCCCATCTCGCCCGAGCGTTGCGTCCAGATCGAACAAAAGACGCTGGGCGCGGTTCCACGCCAACACCTGAGGCCTGACGACTGGTGCCGTACATGGCCAGAGTTGCAGCCCATTCCCCAATCCCAGTCGCAGTAACCCCTGAGATTTTTCGTTGTCGAAAAAGTTGCAATAGGGCATTTGCCCCGTAGTACCTCCCCATCCTGAACCACCGCCGCATAGGAGAAACCATGAAGCACCCCCGCACCATCGTAGTGAAGACGCTGCTGAATGCCGACGAGTTCGTCGCGTTCAGTGCCCAGTGCGAAGCCGAAGACGTCCCACAGAGCAAGAAGCTTCGCGACCTGGCGCGCAGCTGGTTAGCCGAACGCAATCGTACATCCCCTCATGCACGCAAGGAACAGCCCGGTTATGGCCAGAACATGGCCATGTCGCTGCCCGGCCGCGCTGTGCGCCCGCAGCTGCGCATGCGTCTTTGAGCCCCAGGGCTGGCACCTCGAACTGCAAACATAAGGAGTGGACATGCAAGACCAAGAAAAGCCGCCGGCGACTGCGGCAGATGTGACGATCGCCAATCAGGCCAGAACCTGGCGCCACGCCGAGAAGCGCGCCATCGGCGAACCGAGCGACGAGACGAAGCGCGCACGCTACCGGGAGCTGCAGAAGCTGCGCGAAACGGTCGACACGCTGGCGGAGCGCTGACATGGAACTTGTCGACTTCAAGGGGCAGCTGGCGCTGCATCCCCTTTGCACACTGTTTCCGCAGCTGACGGGCGCCGAGTTCGACGCGCTCAAGACCGACATCGCAACCAACGGCCAGCGTGAGCCGATCACCGTGCACGAGGGGCTGGTGCTGGATGGCGGCAACCGATACCGCGCCTGTATCGAGGCCGGCATCGAGCCAGTGCTGCGCGAGTTCGCCGGCGCCGACCCGGTGGCGTTCGTCCTCTCGGCCAACCTGCATCGCCGACACCTGACGCCTGGCCAGCAGGCCGCGATCGTGGCCAGCGCCCAGGACTGGACGCGCGCACAGGCAAACGGTGGCGACCGCCGTTCGGATCAGAGTGCAACGTTGCACTCTGATACCGCTGCGGATCGTGCCGCGCAATCCGGCGCCAGCATCCGCACGCAGAAGATGGCCGACAAGGTGGCCAAGGCCTCCCCCGAGCTGGCGAAGCAAGTAGCCCACGGCGAGATCAGCTTGCCGAAGGCGCTGGAGCAGTTGGCGCCGCGCCCAGCCGCCACGATTGAGTTACCCGCAAAAGGTGGCGACGATGTCTACGAGCGCGCTCTGAAACTGGTGCTGGCGCATTTACGCGTCTATCCCGCTCTCCTGCAATGCAATCTCCATATCAGCCAGGACCGAAGCGTGAGCGTTCTCGATGAACTGGAGCGGGCTGGCGTCGTGACGCCGATGCAGGAGAACGGTGACCGCATCGTCATCGGGCTGCCCAAGACAGCACCGGCGCCGACGACGGGGGAGGCGGCGGCTGCCGAAGCCGAAGCACTCGACGGGCCTGATGAGCTGTACGATCAGGCGGTGCAAGTGGTGCTGAAGAACCGCCGCGCCTCGATCTCGCTGCTGCAGCGCCACCTGCGCATCGGCTACAACCGCGCCGCCCGCCTGCTCGAGCAGATGGAGCAGAGCGGGGTGGTGTCGCCGATGCAGTCGAACGGTGATCGGATCATCATGGCGCCGGCGGACCTGACGCAAGACCTCGGTGATGAGGATGACGAAGATCCCGAGCAGGATGACACGGCATCCGCCAGCGAAACCAGCACGGACGACGGTCACCAGCAGCTGCTGGACGACTACAACGCAATGAAGCAGGAGCGCGACGCGCTGCAGGCGAAGGTCGCCGCGCTGGACGCGCACATCGAGCTGCTGGCGCGCGATGACCTCGCCACCGAGGTGGCCACCACCCTGGCCAAGCGGGCGGCCGACGCTGAGTATAAGTTCGAGCAGCTCTCTGGCCGCAACCGCCAGCTGCAGCAGACCGCGCGCGATGCGCAGACCACGTCGAAGTACCAGGCCGACATGCTGACCAAGATCCGGCTGGCGCTGGGCGTTGAGTCGAATGCCGAGATCCTTCCCGCCATCACCGCGCGGAGGGCAGCATGAAAGAGAAGCTGAACCTGCGCCCGTACCAGGTCGACAGTGTCGAAGGCCTGCGCGCGCTGATCCGCGCCGGCAAGCGCAACATCATCCTGTCGGTGCCAACCGGCGGCGGCAAGACGGTGATCGCGTCGCACTTGATCGCCGAGTGCTACGGCAAGCCCGGCAAGCGCGCGGTGTTCGTCGCCGACCGCATCGCCCTGATCGACCAGACCAGTGCCACCTTCGACCGCTACGGCATCCCGCACGGCATCATCCAGGGCGACAATCCGCGCCGCGCCGGGTACGAGCGGATCCAGATCGCCAGCGCGCAGACGCTGGCCAAGCGCGGCTGGCCCGAGGCCGACCTGATCATCGTCGACGAATGCCACGCCATCCAGACGACAGTCGCGGAGCGCATCGCCGGCCGCGACACCATCGTGATCGGGCTGAGCGCCACTCCCATGACGGCCGGCCTGGGCAAGCTGTACGACGGCATCGTCACCACCATCACCACCAACGAGCTGATCGCCGGCCCGGTGCTGGAAGACGGCACACGCGACAAGCCCTACCTGGTGCCGTTCCGCGTCTACGCCGCCAGCCAGCCCGACATGACCGGCGCCAAGGAGACGGCCGGCGAGTGGACGGACAAGGACGCCGCCGAGCGCTCCATGCCGATTATCGGCGACTGCGTCGAGGAATACCTGCGCCACGCCGCCGGCAAGAAGTTCATCGCCTTCGGCTGCAACGTCGAGCACTGTGAGGAAATGCAGCGCCAGTTCGAGGCCGCCGGCGTGAACTGCGAGCTGTACACCTACCGCACTGACGACGATGCGCGCACCGCGCTGGTGGAAGAATTCCGCAAGCCGGACAGCACCGTGCGCGGCCTGATCAGCGTCAGTGCGCTTAGTAAGGGCTTCGACGTGTCTGACGTCGAGGTCGTCATCATGGCCCGGCCGCTCAAGTCCAGCCTGGCCGAGCACATCCAGATCCTGGGCCGCGGCCTGCGGATCCATCCGGGCAAGACCGAATGCATCGTGCTGGACCACAGCGGCAACTGCGTGCGGTTCTGGGGCGTCATGCATGCCTTCTTGGAGAAGGGCGTCACCGAGCTGGACGACGGCGCGAAGAAAGCACGCGCCAAGGCGATCGAGAACGAGAAGCAGCCGGTCAAGTGCCCTGTTTGCTCGCATGTGCACATGCCGCTGCCGGCGTGCCCGACCTGCGGCCATGTCCACAAAAAGACGCAGGCCGTGGAGCACGTGCCTGGCTCGCTGCGCGAGGTCGCGGGCGGGAAAGACTCAGGCCCGACCGAGCAGGACAAACGCGAGTTCCACGCGCAGCTGGCGTACATCGCTGCCGAGAAGGGGCGCCAGCCGGGCTGGATCTCGCACAAGTACAAGGAAAAGTTCGGTGATTGGCCGCGCGAGCGCGACGTGACGCCGATGCCTCCGTCGACGGCGGTGCTCAAATGGGTCAAGTCGCGCGAGATTGCCTTCGCCAAGAGGGCAGCGCGGTCATGAGCACGTTCCTGCAATTCGTCGAGGCCAACGGCATCATCGTGCCCGACACGTTCACACCCGGGCGGTGGATCCGCTGCAAGACGGTCAACCACCCGCGCAAGAAGAATGGAAGCATCAAGCTCGCCGACGACGGCCAGGTGGGTTGGTGTCAGGACTATGCGGTGCATATCGAGCCGCTGACCTGGCGCACCGGCGACGACGCCGCGCTGGCCGCGCCGATCGACCGCGCCACCATTGCCCGGCGCCAGGCCGAGCGTCGCGCTGCGCTGATCGAGGCAACCCTGGGCGCGCGCGCCTATTACGCCGCCTGCGCGCCGCTGCGCGAGGGCCACCCATACCTGATTGACAAGGGCCTCGGCGTCGCCGGGTGCGTCGGCCTGCGTGTCGACGCGGCTGGGTGGCTGGTGATCCCCATGCTCTACAACGGCAAGGTGCTGAGCCTGCAGCGCATATCTCCCGACGGCGAAAAGAAGTTCCACTACGGCGCCACGACCAAGTACGCCTATTACGCGATCGAGCGGCCGGGCGCCACCGTAACCATCCTGGTGGAAGGGTTCGCCACCGGCCTGACCCTGTTCCAGGCAATTCCAAACTGCCGCGTCATCGTCGGCTTCAACGCCGCCAACCTGGTGCTGGTCGCCGAACGCATGGCACGCACCGGCATGGGCGTCGTGTGCGCCGACAACGACCACGAGACAGCGGGCCGCATTGGCCGCAACCCCGGGCTGGACGCCGCGCGCGCGGCCGCCGAGGTGCTGGGCGTGGGCGTCGCGTTCCCGACGTGTGAGGGGACCGATTGGAACGACTACGTGATGGAGCAGATGGTGCTGGCGCACGCCGGCCAGTCCTTCAGTTTCAGCCGGAAGCGCACCGCGGTGCAGATCCAGGCCAGCGTGTTCGCCGACGTGAAGCTGAAGGTGATGCGCGAGGCGCGGTTGATGCGCGCGAAGTAGGGCAGCAGGTGCATCCAAGGCTGGATGCGTCTTGGAAAGGGGGTAACGAAACGCGACCCCCTTTCCAAGATCACGTGGGGTAGCCAAGAGCGCCTCACCAGGTGGAGCGGACGACACCAGAAAAAACGTGCAGGGGCATGAGATCGGCCCACACCGCGAAAAGACCGGCCGCACCGCCGAACACCAGGGCACAGCACGAACAAGGCGCAGAGGGGGCCTTGCCGAGGCCTGGGAGCACAGGCCAGAGCGAACAGAGGTACAGAGTTGGAATGCTTGGCCCGTCCGGCAGGCGCATTCAAGGGAGTGCGCCAATCGGAAGGGCGAGGGGGCGGCCTGGGCGTGCCGTAGCGGATTGACCACCCGTGAATACGTCACTTTCGATAGCAGTTTTTGCTGAATTTTGCTCAGGGGGCCAGGAACATCAACCCCCTATACCACAGAGGCTGAGGGGTCCAACCAACCCCTCTAAATGACGACTATGGCTCAACGAAAAGTGACCGAAACACAGCGCGCGCTGCCACCGAAGATCGAGAAGCGCCTGGCCGACCTGGCGCAGCTGGGCGAGTTCGACCAGGGCGACGTGAACCACTGCCGCCGCTCGTACTGGGGCGCGCGTGACGACTGGCACCAGATCCTGATCGACTGCTATGCCGCCGCGCTGGCCCGCCAGCAGCACCAGCAAGACCACCAGCCCGCCCGGACCACCGGACGGCCGTAACAACGAAAGGGAAAGTACGAATGCAGCAAACGCCTCTCACTCGCAAGACACCTATGCGCCGCACCGGCATCAAGCCGAAGGCGCCAGCAGCTGGCGCTGGCGCTCTCCGCGTCAAGGCAGCGCAGCGCCAGGCGCGCAAGCGCAAATGCGCGGTCAAAGGGTGCTCGACACGGTTTCAGCCGAGGAGCATCTCGCACAAGGTCTGTGGCGCCGATTGCGCGGCCGTCTTCGCCGTGGCCGAGCGCAAGCGGCTGGATGCCAAGCAGACGAAGGCAAGGAAGCTGGCGCTGAAGACCCTGCCGGACTGGACCAAGGATGTGCAGCGCGTGTTCAACGCGTACATCCGCGCGCGCGACCACGACAAGCCTTGCATCTGCTGCGGCCGCACGTCGAGCAAGCAGTTCCTGACCGGGTCGAACTGGGACTGCGGCCATTACCGCAGCACCGGCAGCGCACCACACCTGCGCTTCGACGAGCGGAACGCGCACCGCCAGCTGGTCGTGTGCAACCGGCATGGTGCTGGTCGCGCTGTCGACTACCGGCGCGGCCTGATCGAACGCATTGGTCTGGAAGCCGTAGAGGCGCTCGAAGCTGACCAGGCGCCGCGCCGCCTCACCATCGAAGATTTGAAGCGCATGAAGGTCGAGTACTCTGCCAAACTGCGTGCATTGAAGGGGAAAACGTCTTGAAAGAGCAACGCACCAAGATCACCTTGAACTGGCGCCCGGCTGGTGCGCCGGCTCGCCGACATGATGACTTTGCCGAGGTCGAGTTCGCTGCACCAGCACCAGCACCCGAGCCGCCCGCGGTGGACCGCAGCGCCATTGCCGAGCGACTGGAGAACTGGGGCCGATGGTGCCGGTCCAGCGATGGCGCAATGGCGGCCGCCAGCATGACGGGCGCAATCTGCGAATCCATGCTCAGGTGGGCCGGGGGAGGCGAGCCGCGCACCGCCAGAACCGGTCCGGCGATCGATTCCAACGATGCGGCGCTGCTCGGCCGGGCGATGGTGAGGCTTACACTCGACCAGCGCCGCCTGCTGGGGCTGCTCTATGTCGACGAAAAGCGGAAGGGCTTCATCGCGGCGCTGCTCCGGATTCTTCCGCGAGAGTTCGACCGGCACCTGGCCGCAGCCCAGGATGCGATCAGCATTGCAATTTCCGTGTGTCAAAATTCCAACAGTAAATAATTCCACCGTTAAATTTCCAACGAGAATATAATTCAGCTCTACAGTACAGAATGCATGGCGGTTCCCGTTGGGAGCCACCAGCACGTCCAGCGAAGCCCGCACCGAAAGGTCAGCGGGCTTTTTTGTTTTAGCGCTGTGGCAAAGGTTCGGCTAGCGCCGACGCAATTCCAAGAATTAGCGCCTTAATATACGCAGCGTCTCGCGCCCCAGCAGTTTCAGTATCAGGCCCCGATTGAGGCCCGCCGAGTTTTACTGTGCCGCTTTGGATGCCTACCTGGACAATTTCAGTTGCTTTAATGCGTGCTTGAGCTTGGCTTAACAAAACTATCTCCTAGTCAAAGTGTGGGTTTCAAATTTAACACGTAATCTTGGCGCGGGCCGGTCGTGTAATGATCGGTCAACTGGCCAGTGCGTAATCGCTGTCATTCCCCATCGACCGAACCTCTTCCATCAGTTCCGGGTGCCGATCCAGCAGCGCCAGCAGCTTGACCAGTGATACAGGCGGCTCGGCCTTGCCGGTTTCGTACCGCGAGAACGCATTGACGCCGCCACCGAAGATGGCGCCAGCCTGGCGCTGGTCCAAGTCGAGTTTCTTGCGAACGCTGCGGATGAACTCCGGGGCGGCAGCGGCCGCATTCACCTGTTTGATGAATGCCTGAACGGCCGCGCCATAACGGTCGCCGGCCTCACGGGTGAACACCGCGTCGCCGCACGCATCGCAGTAATCCCCCTCGACGCCGTGAATGGTGGTGGTCTGGCCTTTGTAGGTGTAAGGCAGGTCCCGCGTCTCATGGACGATGGACGCTGCCCCGCAGGTGGGGCAGTTCTTCATTTCATAGCTCCTTGAAGGACACGATCAGCAGGTCGTCTACTACGGTCAGTTTCACATACAGCGCGATGCCGTCGGTGGTTTTGCCGTGGTACACGTCCTGCCAGACGCGGTGATCGTTGTGGGTAGTCATGCTCTTGTAGAAGTCAGCTTGGGTCAGACCCTTCACGACTTCGCACATCTCGGCGAGGGTGCTGATACCGACCAGAGCGGCGCCGTCGTAGGCAACGCGGGTGGCGCGGACTTTGTCGGCCTCGATCAGGGCTTTGACTTTCGACAGTTTGCAGTGGGCGGTTTGCTTTTCCATGTGAAGAAGTATACACCTATTAGGTTAATTAACCAAGTAGGTTAGTGAAAATATTCCTACTATTTTTGATAGGTGCGCCATGCACATCACAGTCGAAGCAGAGCGCGTCTGGCTGATGGTCCTCGTCCAGCTGGAACAGAACCGCACTGAGTTCTTGCGGGTGGCATTTTGAGTATCGACCTGCCAACCGTGTACCGCGACCAGATGGTGCGCGCCGTGCTCGGCACCCGCCCGGCCATGCTGGCCAAGGAAGCCGACACCACTGCACTCAACCGCATGGCCCAGCATATGGCCGAGACCGAAGCGGCCACCGAACTGATGCGCGCCAAGGGCTACAGCAAGCACGGCATGACGCTGCTCGACATGGTCAAGGCGTTGCCCCAGGCGAGCAAGCCATGACCGCCGCCGCCATCGAGGGTTGCCAGGTGCTGGCTGCCCTGGTCGTCATCGCGCTGGTGCTGTCCTTGGCGGATCGACGCCGCTATGTGCGGCGCCTGTATAGGATGCGCCGATCATGAGCAATCAGTACTGCGCCTATTGCGGTGGAGCGCATCCCACGTCGTTGTGCCCAAGCAGCTACGGCGGGAGCGCCGCACGGTTGAACCTGCATTGCAGTTACTGCGGCAGCGACAAGCACAGCACCGCCTACTGTCCGCACACTGCCGGCGGCGACGCTGCCCGCCGCACCAACCCGAACGGCGAATTCTTGGACTGAGCTTCGAGCAGGCCTCAATCTTTCGCTTGATACCAGCGTCGGCGAATCGCATGCAACGTCGTTGCGATCTCGGCTTGGACAGCTGGATGGTAGCGATCATTGCCTCGCCAGCTCGCATCCAGCCTTAAAAGTATGCGTCTGCTCAGGGGCCAGTAATCCTTGAATGAACGAAGCTCATATACGGCTGCGATCTGTCGATCGACATACGTGTCTGGGCCATCGCCCTGTACCAAGTCCTTTATCAGGCGATGGTACATGTCGAACTGTCGATGTCGAGACTCGCGTGACCGAGTGAGAAGAAACTGTATGACAGCCCAGCCAAACGTTACCAGCGCCACAAGCGCGGTGATGAGCGGTTGGTATTCCTTTGCGTCCGAAAGAGTGAGATTCATCACAGGCAATGTCAAATGATTACAAGTTTCAATTATTGCATGCTTGCTGAGGCAAGGAAGAGGCTATGACCATTGAGCGCCTGCGCGGTCGAGCGCTGCAGCGGCAGCGCGAGCGCGTCTGGCTGCGCGATCAGGGTGTGTGCGCACGCTGCGGCCACGTCACCACGTTTCCATCCGGCTTCGAGCTCGATCACAAGGTGGCGCTGGCCAACGACGGCACCAACGACGACGACAACATGCAGGTCCTGCACCACGAATGCCACGAAGAGAAGACCAACGAGGACCTGGGCTACAGGCCCAAGGTTGCGGTCGGTCTCGATGGCTTTCCAGTCGAGGCTGAGCCCGGGTCGACCCGACGACGGACCGCGCGATGGAAGCGCGCCGCCCGAGGCTGACGCCCCACCCAGGGGGGTAGAAAAGTCTGTCTAGGTGGCGCGGGAAACCGGCCATGCAGCCTTTTTTTTGCGCGTGCAGGATAGAAAAAACGGGATTTGACGTTTTCGAGGAGTTTTCGCATGCCCGGACCACCGAAAAAGGCCGCGGCCCTGAAGGTGATTTCGGGCACGAACCAGCCCTGCCGCGCGGCGCCGCCGCCTGCGGTAGAGCTGCCGCCGATCGTCGCGCCGCCGGCGCCGCCGAAGTGGCTGAAGAACAAGCACGCCGTCGACGAGTGGAAGCGCCTGGCGCCGATCCTGACGGCCAACAAATTACTCACGGAGGGCGGGCTGTCCGCGTTCGGACATATGTGCGCGCTGCACGGTGCTGTCACCCAGATGTGGATCGCCAACGAGACCCCGACGGCCAGCATGATCAGCACCCTCCAAAGCATGATCAACGACTTCGGCCTGACGCCGGTGGCTCAGGGGAAGGTGAAGCCAAATGGCGACGAGGGTAAAAAAGGCAACAAGTTCGCCGGCAACGGCAAACGACCAGGGGCCGCGTGATTACATCCAGGTGGCGATCGACTATGCGAAAGCAGCGGTCGCTGACAAGAAGGGCAAGCGGTTTGGCCGCTGGTTCCGGCTGGCGGCCGAGCGATTTCTGCATGACCTGAAGCGCGCGAAGTACGACCACGCAACCGGCGTCTCGAATGCGACGTCGAAATCGCCATTCAAGTTCGATCCCTGGCACGCCTGCGATCCCTGCGACTTCATCGAGAAGCTGCCGCACGTCGAAGGCGAGTGGGACACCGAAAACGTCGTGATGCACGAGTCCCACATCTTCTTCGTGGTGAACCTGTTCGGCTTTCGCAATCTGGACGGCACCCGCCGCTTCACCACCGCGCTGTTTGCCGTGGCCAGGAAGAACGCGAAATCGTTCCTGTGCTCAGCCATCCTGCTGTACTGCTTCTGCTGTGAGCACACCAACGGCCCGCAGGTGATCAGCGCCGCGACGACGGGTTCGCAGGCGCGCATCGTGTTCAACACGGCGAAGAAGATCGTCGACAAGCTGGCGGACCTGCGCGAAAACTTCACGCTGGAGGGCTTCGTCGACTCGATCGCGCGGTACGAAGTCGGTGGATCGTTCAAGCCGATCAACTCGAAGGCCAGCACGCAGGACGGTTTGAACCCGTCGCACTGCGGTATCGACGAGGTGCACGCGCACAAGAACCACGACCTGCTGAACGTGCTGAAGTCGGCGGCCGGCGCGCGCAAGAACCCGCTGTTCCTCTATACGACGACCGAGGGCTACACCAACCCGGGCCCGTGGGGCGAGATCCGGCACTTCGCCAAGCAGCTGCTGCAGGGCCTGGTCCCGGCTGACCACTTCTTGGCCGTGTACTTCGCGGTCGACGACGAAGACAAGAACGCCGGCATCGCCGCCGACGGCGACTTCGACGAGACGAAGTGGATCAAGGCGAACCCCTTGATGGAGGTGAACCCGCTCCTGATGAAGGAGATCCGCAAAGAGGCGGTCGAGGCCAAGTCCATGCCGGGGCGGCACGCCGAATTCAAGATCAAGCGACTGAACCGGCCATCGGCGGCGGCCGGCGGTTGGGTCAACCTGGTGAAGTGGAAGGCCTGCAAAGGCGCGGTCGACCTGGAGTGGCTGCGGCAGTTTCCGTGCTGGGGCGGCCTGGATCTCGCTAGCACGCGCGACTTGACGTCGTTCCGCCTGGTTTGGGATGTCAACGGCGTCCTGTACACGTACGGCTGGCGCTTCGTTCCCGGCGAAGCCGTGAAGGGACGCACTGAGCGCGGCTTGGTGCCGTACCACGCCTGGGTCCAGTCGGGCCACCTGATCGAGACAGCCGGCGAGGTAACGGACTACGACGAAGTGCAGAAATGCATCGTGGCTGCAAAAGCGCGTTTCAACATCCAGATGATCGGCTACGACTCCTGGAACGCGACGCAGCTGGTGCAGAAGCTGCAGGAACTGAACGTGCCGTTGCAGGAGTTCATCCAGGGCCCGAAGAGCTACCACCCTGCAATGCAGGCGCTCGAGCTGGCCTATGTCGAGGGCAACCTCGCGCATGGCAGCGACCCGGTGCTGAACTGGTGCGCATCCAATCTGGTTGCGCGCACGGACCAGAACCTGAACACGGCGCCGGACAAAAAGCGCTCTCCGGAAAAGATCGACGACATCGTCGCACTGCTGATGGCCATCGGCGTCATGCAGACAGCACCCAAGAAGCAGCCTTCGGCCTATGCCGAGCGCGGCATCCGTATGATTTAAGGAACCCAATGGGATTATTAGACCGATTCCGCGCGAAAAAAGCCGCGCCGGAGGCGTCGTCGCGCCCGGCACCTGGCCAGATCTTTGCGTCCCTGACGAGTGCTGATCTGCTGGACTTCATGCGCGGCGGGGAGACATCGAGCGGCGAGTACGTGACGACGGCCAAAGCACTGGAAAACATGGGCCTGCTGCGCTGCGTGAGCTTGATCTGCGAGTCGATCGGCATGCTGCCGCTGAACCTGGTGGAGCGCGGCGACGAAAAGGCGTACGCGACGGATCACTCTGTGCACAACGTGCTCAAGAAGAAACCTAACGAGTTCCAGGGTCCATTCAAGTTCAAGAGCACGATGCAGCTGCGCCTGCTGCTGCACGGCAATGCGTATGCTCGCATCATCTGGCGGGGCAATACGGTCGTCCGCATGATCCCGCTCGATTCGCGCAAGGTCACGCCGAAGATGAACGACGACTTCACCGTCCGCTACGAATACCACCGGCCGGACGGCAGCATCCTGACTCTCGCTGCGCGTGAAGTGTTCCACCTGGCCGACCTGGCTGACGATGAGCACGGCCTGATCGGCTTGTCCCGGGTGCAGAAGGCGCGTGAAGCGATCGGCCTGGCCCTACAGGCGCAGAAGGCAGCTGGTCGGATCTTTAAGAACGGTGTGATGGCGGGCGGGGCGCTGTACCACCCGGCGAAGCTGGACGACCAGCAGTTCAAGAACATCGCAGACAGCCTGGAAAATCGCTACGCCGGTGCTGACAACGCCCACCGGTGGATGGTTCTCGAAGATGGCATGAAGGCTGAGAAGTGGGCGGACAGCGCCGCCGACTCGCAACATATCGAAAACCGCAACCACCAGCTCGAAGAGATTGCTCGCGCCTTCGGCGTGCCGCGGCCTCTGCTCATGATGGACGACACCTCCTGGGGCAGCGGCATCGAGCAACTTGGGATCTTCTTCATTCAGTACGGCCTGCAGCATTTTTTCAACATCTGGGAAGACGAAATCGCGCTCAAGCTCCTCAACGATCGGGAGCGCGACAAGTACTACGCCAAATTCAACGAACGCGCGCTGTTGCGCGGCACGTTGAAAGACCAGGCCGAATTTTTCGCGAAAGCATTGGGATCCGGAGGCAGCCAGCCCTGGATGACAGCAAATGAGGTGCGAGACCTCCAAGAACTCGCGAAATCTCGCGCGCCTGTCGCCGACTCGCTCGAAAGCACGCTCACAAGGAACACGAATGTCCCTGCTCCAACTACCTGAAATAAAGGCCGACGCCCGGATCGGCACGGCGCAATTCGATATGCGCCCGGACGCGCTGGAACGCTGGGAGCCGGCTATTTGCGCGGCAGCTTCTGACGACCCGGCCTCGATCTCGATCTACGAGCAGATCGGAGCGTCCTGGGACGGTTCCGGTATGACCGCGGCCCGTATGGGCGGGATCCTGCGCAGCATCGGCGCGCGCGACGTGACCGTGAGCGTCAACTCCCCCGGCGGCGACTTCTTCGAGGGCGTGGCGATCTACAACCTGCTGCGGCAGCACAAGGCCAAGGTTACCGTGCAGGTGATGGGCCTGGCCGCATCGGCGGCGTCGGTCATTGCCATGGCCGGTGACGATATCCTGATGGGCGACGGCGCGTTCCTGATGATCCATAACGCCTGGGCGGTCGCCGTCGGCAATCGGCACGACTTCCTGGCCGCGTCCGAACAGCTCGCCCCGTTCGATGCTGCCATGGCGGAAGTCTACGCCGCCCGTTCTGGCCTGTCGGTCGAAGAAACGGCCGCGATGATGGATAAGGAAACGTGGATCGGCGCCGCGCAGGCCGTTAAGGACGGCTTTGCCACCGGCATGGTCGACCGCTCGATAATTTCGCAAGACACGAAGGCGCAGGGGAGCAAGAAATACCTGGCGCTGGTGGAGGCATCGATGGCGCGGGCCGGGCACTCCCGGTCGGTGCGCCGAGACGCCCTCAAATCTCTATTTTCTGGCACGCCGGGCGCTGCTGAAAATCCTGCCATGCCGAGCGCTGGCGCTGACGTAGCAGCATCCCTGCAATCTCTCCTGAATAACATGAAAGGTACCCAATGAAAAACCAAAGCATGGCGCTCATGATGATCGCTTCCGCACTGGCCGCCAACGCGCAGGCCAGCGTCACCCGTGGCATCGTCAGCGTCCGCGCGGACGCCCTCGACGTCAAAGCCACCGTTGAAGCCCTGAACAAGGCATTCGCCGAATTCAAGACCGAGCACACGAAGCAGCTGGACGACATGAAGAAGGGTCATTCTGACTCGCTGCAGGCGCTGAAGGTCGACGCTATCAACGCGCACATCACCGAACTGCAGACCGCCGTCGACCAAGCCACTACCAAGATGGCCGCGATGGAAATGGGCGCCGCCGGCACCCGCCCGGTGAAGGACAGGGAATACACTGACGCCTTCCAGGCGCATATGCGCAAGGGTGAGGTCCAGGCCTCGCTGAATAAGGGATCGGCGACCGACGGTGGCTATACCGCGCCGGTTGAATGGGATCGCACCATCACCAACAAGCTGGTGATCATCTCGCCGATGCGCGATCTGTGCACCGTGCAATCGGTCGGCGGTGCGGGCTATTCGAAACTGATCAACCTGCGCGGCACCGGCAGCGGCTGGGTCGGCGAAACTGACCAGCGCCCGGAAACGAACACGCCGAAGTTCGCGCAGCAGGTCTATGGCTGGGGAGAGCTGTATGCAAACCCGAGCGCGACCCAAGGCATGCTGGACGACAGCGAGATGAACCTCGAGCAGTGGCTGGCCGGCGAAGTGGATACCGAATTCGCCTACCAGGAGAACAAAGCGTTCGTGAGCGGCGACGGCACCAACAAACCGCGCGGCCTGCTGACCTACGCCGCCGGCGGCACCAACCTCCACCCGCTGGGCGGCATCGCTGTCACCCCATCGGGCGCGGTCGGCGGCATCACCGGCGACGCGATCATGGACCTGGTGTACTCGCTGCCGTCGGCGTTCACCAACACCGCCCGCATGGCGCTCAACCGCAACACGCAGCTGAAGGTGCGCAAGCTCAAGGACGGCGAGGGTAACTACCTGTGGCAGCCGACGCTGGTAGCAGGCCAGCCGGCAACGCTGGCCGGCTACGGCCTGGGCGAAATCCCGGATATGCCGGATGTGGCGACCAATGCACTGTCGATCGCGTTCGGCGACTTCAAGCGCGCCTACAAGATCCTGGACCGCGTCGGCGTGCGCGTGCTGCGCGACCCGTTCACCAACAAGCCGTACATCAGCTTCTACACCACGAAGCGTGTCGGCGGCGGTCTGGAAAATCCGGAGTGCATGAAGTTCATGAAGATCGGCTGATCGGCGATCGATGACCAAGAAGGCCCGGCTGATGCCGGGCTTTTCTTTTACATGTCCAACGGAGCAATCATGAAATTTTCCAAGCCCTTCCGCGGCGTCCCTGACGGCGAGATCTACCCGGTCGACTACGAGCCGGGCCAGGACTGCCCGCCGGAACTCGAGGCGTCCGCTATCGCGCTCGAAGCGATCGACGACGCCGGCGCCGGCGGCAATGACAAGTTGACCGTCGCGCAGCTGCGCGACGAGCTGACCGCGCGTGGCGTCGCCTTCGATCCGGCCGCCAAGAAAGCCGACCTGCTGGCGCTGCTGGACGCCCAGTAACCCATGCGCCCGGCCACCACCGCCTGGCTCGCCAACGTGCGCGCCAACGCGGCGCCGCCGGGCACCACCTTCGTCATCGTTCGCGGCCCGGCCGGCTCGGTGGCGATCACCCCAGATGAAATAGTCGGCAAGTCCGACGACGACGAGCTGCTGGCGTTCATCGTCGGCCGGCTCAAGAACTCCAATACCCCGAGGACCGCATGAGCGCACTGACCGACAATTTCGAAAACAAATACATCGACTGGCTGTTCCGCGGCCAGGCGCTGGGCCTGAATGGCTCGACCGCCGGCGCCGGCAGCGGCCCGGCCACGCTGTACGTCAGCCTGAAGGTCGCGGCCGACTCGGACAGCGCACAGGGCGCCGAGGTGTCGGGCGGCGGCTATGCGCGCGTGGCCATCACCTCGAACCTGGCCAACTGGGCCGGCACGCAGGGAGCCGCCAGCACATCGGTGTCGAGCGGAACCAGTGGCACCACGTCGAACAACAACGCGCTCCAGTTCTCTGGCGGCTCGGCCGTAAGCGCCGCCTGGGGGCAGGTGGTGGGCTTCGGCATTCACGATTCGCTGACCGGCGGCATCGAGCTGTTCTATGCGCCGCTGAACACCCCCAAGACGATCAATCAAGGCGATCCGGCCCCGTCGTTCCCGGCTGGCGCGCTGACGGTCCAGCTGGACAACTGATCATGACGCCCGCTGAACAATCGGCCCTGCAGGGCCTGGCCGGGCGCCCGCTGACCGATGCTGAGATGGCCGCGCTGCCGGCGCTGGTCGCCGCACGCAACGATGTGGCCGTCGCTGCGCTGCTGTCGACCGGCCGCAAGCGCATCGTGTCGCGCCTGATCACCGCGCGCGGCGTGCGTGCCGCGCTGACCGTGCCAGAAGCGTTCCTATTCCTGACGCTGCTGAAGGCCACGGCCGGCGCCACCATCGTGCCGACCTGGCTGGCGGACGTGCTGACCGCCGCCGGCGTGGCCGACGCCAACCATGCGGCCTACCTCGATATGTTCGCATGCGCGCATGACTGGCTGCAGGGCGCAGGCCTGGACCTGGGCGACGCGACCACGCGCGCGGGTCTGGCGCTGATCGCAGAAAGCGACCACGCGACGTTCGGCGGCATCGTGGCCAAGCTGCTGGCGCTGGCCGAGGTGGCGGATCCGCTGCCGCTCGGTGGGGTCAGCTTCGCACTGAACGTCGCCGCCGGTCACATCGACCTGGGTGACGGAACAACTTTTATCCCGGGCGGTGAGCAATGAGCGGCGAAACCATCGAAGTCTTGAGCGCCACCCCGATCGCGCTTGAAACTGCAGGTCTGGCTCTGGCCAACGGCTCCATAACGATGGTGTCGAACGTCTATGACAAGATGGCCACTACCGCCAACGCCGGCGGAAACGGCTACCCTGACGGACAATTCATTTTCGAAGGGACGTTCAACACGGCGCCGGTCGAAAACAGCCTGTTGTCGCTGTACGTTCGCGAATATCCGGCGAACGGTGCGGCACGCACTGATGTGCCGGAAGCGACACGCCCAGGTCGGCCAATCGGGTCGTTTCAGGTGAACGATCGTACCGGCCTTCAGACCCTGGTGCTGATGCTGGAAGGTCTGCCGCCGAAAGGTGATTACTACATCCACAACAACGGTACCGGGCAGGCTGTGGCAAGCGGCTGGAAGCTGTCCGTCGTCCCGCGCACCTTCAGGCCGGCCCCATAACGGAGGCTCGCAATGCTTAAAGTCGCAAGGCAACTGCCGCGCATTCGGACCTCGAACCCGATTACACGGGGTTTGCGTTTCGCATACCTCACCGGATCGACGGTCAACCTTGTACGGCCGCATGAGGTCGCGCGCGTAACGGGTGGTGCAGGGAAGGTTCGCAACAGCCTGCAGATGACCGGCGTGGACGGCAACGGTCTGGTTTTCGGCAGTGGCGGGTTGCTTGGTCCCCTAAATAATTCCACGGTAGTGTGTGTTGGCACGTTCGCGGATGGCTACCGATCTTTGTATTGCGAACGAAGCGCCGGCAACGAAATCTACAAACTCGAAAGCGGGCGTTTGCTGAACGGCGGCCGGATTCCCGGCGTGCAGTTCACCTATCGCAATAGCGGCGGGACGCTCGCATTTGCCTACGCCGATGTTGAGTTAGGCGGTGGACCGAAGCTATTTGCAGCGATCAAAACTGGTGGATTTCACGAGGTCTGGGCTGGTCTTGTGGGGCGCGCCGGCCCGAACGATACGTATGGGACCGCAAATTTCGGCGGGGATTCGACGTTCTCGGACCCTTCCGTGCTGCGCACCCACGGGTACGACGCGCAGGATCCGCAGCAGCCGCTGATCGGTACATCCGATTTGCTGCTCGGCTGGGATCGATCGCTCACAGTCACCGAGCTACAACAGATCCGGGCGAATCCGGGCCAGCTTTTTGATTTTTCATCGCTGCCGGTTTTCACTGCGAGCAAATCCGCCGCGGCGATTACCCTGAGCGGATCTGCTACGGCCGTGGCCAGCGCTTACGGCGCACTGACGTCGGCGATTCCGCTGGCTGGATCGGCGCAAGCCTCCGCCGTCGGTGCCGGCACCTTGGCTACGTCAATCCAGTTGTCCAGCACTGCAGTCGCTCGCGCCGCAGCTGCTGGCGACCTTTCCACGTCGATCGCGCTCGCTGGCGCTGCCGTGGCAAGCACTGTGGCTGTCGGCGCGCTGGCCGGCAGCGGCGTTACGCTGGTCGGCACAGCTGTGGCGTCCGCGAGCGCGACGGGCACGCTGTCGACCGCCATCCCGCTGGCCGGAACAGCGCGGGCCGAGGCGTCTGCTTCAGGGGCGCTGGCCGGTACCACAACAGGGCTGAGCGGCACCGCGCGCGTCACGGCGAGTGCAGCGGGTGCGCTATCGACATCGATCCGCCTGGCCGGCGCCGCCGCGGCGGTCGCATCCGCGTATGGCTCGCTGGCCACCAGGATCACGCTCGGCGGCGCGGTTGCGGCGTCCGCTGTGGCGATTGGCGCGCTGAGCGTGGGCAAGCCGTCGGCGCCGATCGACATATCAAAAGTTTCCCCGTCGCGCATCGTTGTCTTCGAAGGCAGCGGCAGCCGCATCGTGGTGTTCGAAGGCAGCGGCAAAAGAATGAGGTTCGACGAGATGAGTGCAAAGGTACCGGTCAAGGTCAACGGCAAATGGATGTCCGACCGTGACCCTGACGAGGAAAGCTACTACGCGGCCGACGTCACGGATGAATTTTCGGACCGGCACACAACGCTGGCGGCTGGGGGCGATGCGATCGAGCTGATCCTGCAGGGCGTGACGCAGCTCGAGGCCCACAGTGTCCAGGTGGCGAACGTCGACGGGGTCGATCGGACCTACATCGTGGTGCTGCTGGGCGGAGTGGAAGGTGATCTGCCGAAGGAGTGGTTCTGGTGCGCGCGCGTGAAGTGCGCGAACGGCGAGCGCTTCGATAAAACAACCTGGTTCAACAGGGTGGACACGTAATGATCAACATCGCCGAACGGCTGGCGGCGCAGGCACAGAAAGCACGCACTGCGCCGGCCGCCGCAGTGAGCACCAGACCGGAAGAACCCGAGGCGCCGCCAGCCATCGAATACGCTCGCGCGCCAGTCGCATCCGGCCCGCAGCCGGCCGGCGGTCGTCCACCCGCAATCCAAAGGAACAGCCGATGAGCATGGAAGAAATTAGCCCGCCGGCGGCGCTGGCGGTGTCGCTCGTCGACGCCAAGGACCAGCTGCGCATCGAGCGGGACGACACCGCGTTTGACAGCCAGCTGGCCATCTGGATCGCCGGCATCACCGCGGAAGCGGAGCACGAGACGAACCGCAAGTTCGTGAACCGGCCGATGCGCGTCACCCTCGACCGCTTCGACGATGCGATCCGCCTGGCGGCGCCGACGTTCAGCGTCGAGAGCGTGCGGTTCGTCGACACCGCCGGTATCGAGCAGACGCTCAACCCGATCGACTACTACACGGACAAGGTGACCAAGCCCGGTTACGTGGTGCCGGCCAGCGGCCGGGCCTGGCCGGCGACGGCGGCGCGGCTCAACGTCGTAATGGTCGACTTCACGGCCGGCCACGGCCCGAGCGAAACCACGACGCCGGCGGCCGCCCGGCTGTACATCCTGGCGCGCCTGACCGAGCTGTGGGACCCGGCCACCAAGGAATTCAAGGAAACCGTCCGCTCCAACTTCACGAAGCGGCTGCTGGACGGGCTGAAGGTGTACTGATGACAAATTGCTTCATTCTCGACAAGCGGGTGACGCTGCAGCAGCGCGGCCTCGGCCGCACCGCGCTCAACGCGCCGGCCAAGGACTGGGTCAACGTGCTGCCCGGCGACGGGAAGATGTGGGCCTGGGTGCGGGACATCAGCGGCCGCCAGTTCGTCGCCGCCGGCGGCACGCAGAACCAGGTGCAGACCGAGATCGGGATCCGGCGCCGCGCCGGCGTGGTGCCGAGCATGCGCATCCTGCATAGCGGTTTCAAGTACGACATCGAAGCGGTGCTCGAGCACGACCGGTCTTGGTTGATCCTGATGTGTAAAAAGGAGCCTTTCAATGGCTGAGCTAAAGATTCAAGGCCTGGACGAGCTGCGTATGCGCATGAACGGCGTCAGCGACAAGCTGCTGAAGCGCGTGCTGCGGCCGAGCGTCCGGAAGGGCGCGAACGTGGTGCGCACCCAGGCGCGAGACAACTTCAACACCGCCGGCGGCCCGAACGACATCACCACCGCGCTGAAGGCGTCGATCCGTGTTACGCCGCGGCGCGGCACGCCAACCCGGGTCGTGGTCAGCGTAGTGGCCGGCGACCTGACCGGCGCCCAGATCAAGAAGTTCGGTAAGAAGGCGGCGTTTTATGCGCTGTGGGTCGAGAGGGGGCACATCAACCGTGCTGCTGGCCAGGCGCTACGGGGCAGTAAAGCCGGCGTGAAGGCGGCACGCGCGGCGTCGACGAACAACACGCCAGCGCACCCGTACATGCAGCCTGCCATCGAAACAAAGGCGCAGGAAGCGATCGACATCGTGGTGCAGGACGTCACTGCCAGGCTGGCCGAGGCCGTTTCGTGAGCGCGCACGCTGCAATCCTCGGTCTGCTGCAGGAGTTGCCCGGACTGGCGGCGCTGGTCGGCGAGCGGATTTTTCCTGACCAGATGGACGATCCCCCGAAATATCCGTCGGTGACGTTCCAGAAGATGGGCGGCGGCAGCGCGCGCGGCGCCGTGAGAAACCCCGGCCTGGCGCGCGCATCGTTCCTGGTGTCGACGTGGGCCGAGTCCCGGGACGAGACGGTGCTGATCGCCGCCCAGGTCAAGAAGGCGCTGGACCGCAAACGAAAGGTCATCGTGGCCGGCGTGCGGGTCGACGACTGCTTCTACGAAAGCGACCACGATCAGCAGGATCCGGACAGCGGGATCTGCTTCAACCAGATGAGCTTCACCATCCACTACCGCGAGACCACATGACGAAAACCGAACAAATAATGGTAGCGATCAAGGACGCGCTCACCGCCGCCGGGCTGACCGTTCTGGATCCGGACGCGCCGGACGACGCGGAACCGATCGAGCCCGCCAGCGACGACGCGACCGTCCGCGACGATATCGAGAGGCCGTACGCGTTCCAGGATGGGCCGTGCGTCATCCTCGACTGCGGAGACGAATACCCCGATCCAGTCGTCGGGATGGGCTGGGTGTACTGGAACCTCGAGGTGCTGGCGCAGATCGCCGCCGAAGGCCCGGTGCCGAAGATGGCGCCCGAGCCGACTCGAGCTGCAGTGCACGCCGCTCTGTATGCCGATCGCACCCTCGGCGGCGCCGTTATCGACCTGGCGGTCGGGCCGATCTCTCGCGGGATCGACGGGCGAAACCCGGCCTGCGGTATCACCCAGGTCACCTACAAACTGAAGTATCGAACCATGGAAGGCACAGCATGAACGACGAACACGCAGGCCTGGGCGGCAGCTACACGCTGAACCCCAAAACTGGCAAGCGCACCCTGGTGGCGCGCACCGAGCCCCCGGCGCCGGCCGAGGAGCAAACCGACAAACCCGCTGATGCGGGTTTTTCTTTGCCGGCAGCACCGGCTGAACCGACCACCAAGGAGTGAGCATGGCCCTGTTGACCCGCAAACGCGTCATCCTGTCGAAGATCGAAACCGCGTACGGCACCGACCCGGTGCCCACCGGCGCAGCAAACGCCATCCAGGTGACCAGCATCACCGCCACGCCGATGGAGACCGCCCTGGTCGAGCGCGGCCTGATCCGCCAGTACATGGGCAATTCCGAAAGCCTGGCTGGCTCGGTCTACGGCAAACTGGAGATCGAAGTCGAGCTGTCCGGATCCGGCACCGCCGGCACCGCGCCGGGTTGCGGTCCGCTGTTGCGCGCCTGCGGCATGTCCGAAACCATCGTGGTCGGCACCAGCGTCACGTACGCACCGGTGTCGGGCGCGTTCGAATCGGTCACGAACTACTTCAACCAGGACGGCGTGCTGCACAAGATGACCGGCTCGCGCGGCAGCTGGTCGCTGGCGTTCTCGGCCCAGGGCATTCCGAAGCTGAAGTTCTCGTTCCAGGGCCTGTATTCGCCCGTCATCGACGCGCTGCCACCGACCGGCGTGGTCTACACGGCTTTCGCGCTGCCGCTGGTCGTGAACAACGTGAATACCACCGGCCTGACCCTGCAGGGCTTCGCCGGCCTGGTCATGTCGGACCTGTCGGTTGACATCGGCAATTCGGTCACGTTCCGCTCCCTGGTGGGCGGCGCCGAGCAGGTGATGCAGACCGATCGCAAGCCGGCTGGCTCGATCACGTTCGAAGCCACCACCGTGGCGCAGAAAGACTGGTGGACCGCCGCGCGCAGCGCCGCAACCGGCCCGTTGTCGCTTACCCACGGCACGGCCGCGGGCAACAAGGTCAAGGTCGACGCGCCGAAAGCGCAGATCACCCAGCCGAACTACACCGACAAGGACGGCATCGCCATGATCCAGGCCAGCCTGGTGCTGGTGCCGAACATCGGCAACGACGAGCTCACGCTCACCTTCCTGTAACACCCGGCCCAGCGCCGATTCACCGAGCACCGACTGGCCGCCGTCTTCTCTTCGCGGGGAGCGGCGGCCGGCACGGGCATTTACATCCTCCGCGAAAAAGGAAACACCATGTTCATCGTCACCGCCACCAAAGATAAAACCATCACCTGGCCTGTAAAGGTCGAAGTCGCTGCCGACGGCGGCCGTATCGCGAAACACGAATTTACCGGCGTGTTCAAGCTGCTCGACGACGACGAGCGCGACGCCCAGATCGCAGCGATGAAATCGAACGAGGCCGAAAGCGCCGACGAGCCGGATAGCGCCTGGAAAGAGCGCTCCGTCGATGGCATTTTGATGTCGATGGTCGACTGGAAGCAGGTCTGCAACGCGGACAAGAGCCCGATCGAATTCAACCGCGAAAGCCTGTTGGGTCTCGTCCGCACCGCGCACGGCCTGAGCATCCTCCGCGCCATCAACACCGCCATCGGCGAGATCCGCGCGGGCGCCAAAGCAAAAAACTGAAGGACGCCGCCGCGGTCTGGGCCGGCGGCGGCAAGGATGGCGAGCCTGGCGTCGATGACGACATGGCGGTGCTGGGCATCGCCGCGGCCGAGCCGGCGAAGTGGGCCGGCGAGGAGGGCGACCAGGAAGCCTTCGGGATCTACCCAGAAAACGCCCTATCGGTCTCCGTGTTCCTGTCGATGTCGTCCCAGTGGGATTGGACGGGCGGCATGGAGTCGCAGCGCTGCGGGCTCAAGCACGAAGTGCTGCCCCTGCACATGGACAAAGTCGGCGTGCCGCGCAAGCGGCGCTTCGAAGTCATGGCCGACGTCCAGGTGATGGAGCACGCCGCCCTCGAGGTATGGGGCAAGGCGGCGGAAGAGCGGCGGCGGCGAACGCCATCGCGGTAATCAGGCTCGCTTCGGCGGGCCATTGTTTTTAGGAGTTCGCTATGCCATCAGGTGCAGTTACCGTCGGCGGTCTGGTCATCAACCTGGCCGCCGAGACCAGTCAGCTCAAGACCGACATGGCAGAAGGTGCGCGCTCCGTCGACGCCGGCGCCAAGGCCATGATCAACTCGATGACCGGTATCACCGAGTCGTCGGACCGCGCCACGGATGCTGGAGCGCGCATGGTGAAGCAGCTGCGCGACGAGATTGCCACGTTCGGCATGACCAGCGAGCAGCTGACGCAGTACAAGGCGAACCTGAACGGCGTCGGCGGCGAGGTCGAGGCACTGATGGGGCGCCTGAACCAGATGAAGGCGGCGCAGAGCGGCTTTACCGACCAGCTGGCGGCATCCGAAGCGCAGGCCACCCAGCGTATCCGCGACATGGTGGCGGCCTCGATGGCCGAAGTGTCGGCCATGAACGACGTGGCCACCGCGACGCAGGGCGTGATCACCGCCCAGGCGGCGGCCGCGTCGACCGGGCGTACCCTGGCCGAGAGCCAAAAGCTGCAAATCCTGAACATGCAAGGCGTCGCCGCGTCCATGAAGGCGGTGCAGGAGGGCACAGTCGCCATGTCGGCGGACACCCAGCGCATCCTGGCGCAGTACGACCCGCTGGGCGCCAAGCTGCGCGCGCTGCAGGCCGACATGGCCACGCTGCGCAAGGAAATGGGCAACAGCGTCGACCCGGCCGCGATCAAGGCGTTCCAGGGACTGGAAAACGAGATCGCCAAGACGCAGGCGCTTATGGCGGCGGCCGCCGCCCAAGCGAACGCGCTGGGCACCACCACGGGCCAGCTCACGCTGACGCAGACCCAGCTGATCGAGCGCTTCAAGCAGCAGGCCGACACCATCGGCATGAGCCGGTCCCAGATGATGGCCTACCAGGCGGCTCAGGCCGGCGTTACCGCGCAGACCAAGGATGCGATCGCCGCGGTCAAGGCGCACGAGGATGCGATCAAAGCCGCAGCCAAGGCCAAGGAGGACGAGCGCAACCAGACCAGCATGCTTTCGGAAGGGCTGAAATTCCTCGCCGCCGGCTACGCCGCGCTGAAGGTCGGCGAGTACATCAAGGACGCCACGATGCTGGCGGCCAGGTACGAGACGCTCGACGTCGTGATGGGCGTGGTCGGCAGGACGGCCGGCTACACGAAGACGCAGATGGACGCGGCATCGGAAGGTGTGGCGAGGCAGGGCATTACGATGACAGAGTCGCGCAATTCGGTCATCAAGCTGGTGCAGGCGCACATCGACCTGTCGAACGCGTCCGGGCTGGCGCGCATTGCCCAGGACGCGGCCGTCATCGGCAATATCAATTCGTCCGAGGCATTCGAGCGCCTGGTCAACGGCGTTGCCCGCGGCAACGTGCTCATCCTGCGCAACATCGGCATCAACGTGAACCTGCAGGCCGCGTACGCGCAGATGGCTGATTCACTCGGCAAGAGCACGCGTGAGCTGACCGAGAACGAGCGCGTGCAGGCTCGCCTGCAGGCGGTGCTGGAGCGTGGCGCCGATATCGCCGGCACCTATGAGGCCGCGATGGACACGGCTAGCAAGCAGATCACGTCCATGAAGCGTTACAGCGAGGACCTGAAGACGACGCTGGGCGAGGTATTCACGGAGAGCTTGACCATCGGCGTGATGGCGCTGACCGACAACCTGAAGGATGCAAACGGCGAAGTCACGCAGCTGTCGAAAAACGACCAGCTGGAAGAGTGGGGCAATAACCTGACCAGGGTCTTCGTCGGAATCGCTACCGCGGTCGACAACTTGGGTCTGGCGATGTCCAAGGTGACTACCTTTGCATCCCACGATATGGCGATGACCGATATCAAGGTCAGCTACCGGGCAAAGATCAATGAAGCGAACCATGGCCGCGGTATCTTCGGCGCGGACTCGCCTGAAGCGAAGCGTCTGAAGTCCGCACGCGACGCCGAGCTCGCGGAGGAGCAGGCATCTTATGAAGCGGCCCAGCTCGAGATTTCCAGAGGCTTCGGCCGGTTTGAGCGCGCGGCGGATGAGCGAATGACCGCCCGGAAGGAAAAGCGCAAAAAGGACGCGGAAGAACGCCTCAAGGTCGATCAGGACTACGCCGCGCGCGCGCAGGCCCTGGCCGTCGCCAATGCCGACAAAAGCCTGGAGGTCCAGCGCGCGGCCCAGTCGGCGCTTGCGAAAGAGGTGTACCAGGGCACGGGAAAATTCCGCGACACAGAAGGCCGCGAGCCCAAGCCGAAGGTCGACCAGGCCGACAACACGCGCCTGCAGGAGCACCTGGCGGGCATCCAGGCGACCTCGGCAGCGGACAAGTCGTATGTCGACTACCGCCTGAAGCTGGACGACATGCTGCACAAGGCCGGCGAGATCAGTGACGAGGAGTACTTCAAGAACAAGAAGGAGGGGCTGAAAACGGTCTACCTCAGCGAACAGCTGATGTTCGATCAGGAAATCGCGGCCCTGCGCGCGCATCACAATTCGACCGAGGCCGAGACCGCGAAAAACCAGAAGGCCATCGCCGACATCGAGGCGAAGAAGGAAGCCGCCGGCACGAAGTACGGCCGCGATGACCACCTGCTCGACGAGGAAGAGCGCCTCCGCGAAAAGAAGCTCTACGACGACATCGTCAAGGCCACGGTCAACGCCGGCGCCACCAGCATCCAGAGCCTGGACGACCAGATCAAAAAGCAGCGCGAGCACAACGCTGAGATCGGGAAAACGAAGGAGCAGATTGAGCTGGCCAAGAAGGCCCAAGTCGAGCTGGACACGAAGCAGCTGCAAAGCGACGCCGACTACCTGCGCGATGGCATGGCCAAGTGGGAGCTCGACGACAAGTCCCGCGCCGTGTACGAGATCCGCCTGGCCAACCTGGACGGCGAGATCGCGCGCCGGCGCACGCTGGCTGGCCTGCTGGATGTCGGCGCTGATGCAGAGGCTGGCGCAAAGGCAGCCGCCGAGCTGGACAAGTACCTCGATCCGACGAAAGCCAAGGAGTTCGGCAATGCTCTGAAGGGTTCGTTGGGAACAGCGGCACGCTCGATGATCGACCTGACCAATGCGATGCAAAAGTACGGCAAGGAGCAGGAGGCGAACGATAAGGCACGAAAAGCTGCAGAAACCGCCCGGGCCAGCGGTACTAAAACGCAGGCGGAGTACCTAGCCGACATTGGTCAGCTCAACAAGCGCAATACGAAAGAGCAGCTGGCAAGCTACGGCAACATGGCTGCGGCTGCCGCCGGGTTCTTCAATGAACACAGCAAGGGCTACCAGGCGCTGACGGCGGTGTCGCAGGTGTTCCACGCGGCCGAACTGGCGATGACGATGGCCGAGCTGGTGCCGAAGGCCATCAGCGCGGTTCTGACCCAGGGCCAGGGCGATCCGTACACGGCCTTCGGCCGGATGGCGGCGATGGGCGCCCTGGTCGCTGGCCTGGGCGTGGCAATCGGTGGCATCAGTGGTGGCGACACCACCGCCAAGGACCGCCAGGCGGCGCAGGGCACCGGTACGGTGCTGGGCAATGACAAGGCGAAGTCGGAATCGATTTCCCGCGCCATCCAGCTGGCGGCGTCGAACTCGAGCACGCAGATCGACTACCTGTCGGGCATGCTGGGCTCGTTGCGCAATATCGAGACGAGCATCGGGGGCTTCGCCAGCCAGATCGTCAGCGGTACCGACATCGCCAACCCGAACGTCAACCTGAACACCAACAACGGGCTGGGCACCACGCTGGCCGGCGCTGGACTGACTGCTGGCGGCGCGGCGCTGGGCGGCATGGCCGGCGCAGGCCTGACGGCGTTCACGTCGCTGGGTGCTGTCGGCGGGCCGATCGGCATGATCGGGGGCGCGCTGCTGGGTTACCTGGCGAGCAAGAGCAGCTTCGTCGGCAAGGTGGCGACCGCGCTGTTCGGCGGCAAGCAGAGCGTCGAAGACTCGGGCTTCACCATGGACGCCACCAGCCTGGGAGCGATCCTGGCCAGCGGCGCCAAGGCAAACAGCTACGCGGACGTCAAGACCAGCGGCGGCCTGTTCAGCCACAGCAGCCGCGACACTAAGACGCAATCGCTGGGCCAGGATGCAAACATCCAGTTCGGCCTGGTGATCGAGAGCCTGTCGGACAGCATCACCGAGGCCGGCAAGCTGCTCGGCGTGTCCGGCGCCGGCTTCGAGGCGCAGCTCAACAGCTTCGTGGTCGACATCGGCAAGGTCAGCCTGAAGGGCATGACCGGAGAGGAGATCCAGAAGGCTCTCGAATCGGTGTTCTCGAAGCTGGGCGACCAGATGGCGACGGCTGCGGTCGGCGGCCTGCAGCAGTTCCAGAAGGTGGGCGAAGGCTACCTCGAAACCCTGGTGCGGGTGGCGTCGGACTATGCCAAGGTCGATGCGTCGCTGCAGTCGATTGGCAAGACCTTCGGCAGCGTGGGCGTGCAATCGATCGCCGCTCGCGAGGGCCTGATCGCGCTGATGGGCGGGATCGACCAGTTCCAGAGCCAGACGGCCAGCTTCGGCTCCAATTTCCTCACGAAGCAGGAGCAGCTGGCGCCGGTGGCCAAGTACGTCGACGACCAGCTGGCGGCGCTGGGCCTCAGCTACGTCAAGACGCGGGACCAGTTCAAGGACGTCGCCCTGGGCCAGGACCTGAACACCGCGGCCGGCCAAAAGCTGTTCGCTTCGCTGATGGGTCTGGAATCGGCATTTGCCGCGACCCATGCGGCGACTGTCGACCTGACGAAGACCGAACAGGAAGTCGCCGACGAGCGCAAGGACCTGCAGGACCAGCTCGACCAAGTGACGATGACGCAGGTGCAGCTGGCGGCGAAAGCCCGTAATGCGCTGGCCGAGGTCAACCGTCCACTGTACGACCTGGTGCAGACGGCCCAGAAGCTGGCGGACACGGCGACCAACATGGAGAAATTCCGTGATGCCGCCAAGGCGCTGAACGACAGCCTGCTGACGGGGAATCTGTCGGTGCTGACGCCAGAGCAGCAATACGCTGAGCTGCGCGACCAGTACCAGAAGACCAAGGCGGCGGCGTTGGCCGGCGACACGAAGGCGCAGGACCAGGTGTTCAGCACGCTGAACGCATTCCTGACGGCGTCCCAGAAGCTCTACTCCGGCGACTCGGTGTATCAGGCGGACTTCGCCATGGGCCAGCAGGATTCGGCATCTATGGCGACGTGGGCATCAGGCCAGGTAGACACCGCGCGGGCGCAGCTTGATGCGATGAACTCGCAAACGACTGCCCTGCAAAGTGCGAACAGCATGCTGGCCGCGGCGAACACGATCCTGACGACGATCTCGCAGAACACTGCGCCGGCGCCGATTCAATCGGGCTACGTGCTGAGCAATGCGCTGTCGGCGCTGGGTACCGCTGTGAAGCTGCTCCAGGAAACCGCCGCGAAGCAGCAGGGAGAAACCGCTGCGCTGCGGAAGGATCAGGACCAGCAGACCGGCGAAACCATCGCGGCCAATGACGACTCGGCGCAGCGAGCGGCGGAAACAATCGCCAGCCGCCTCGAGACGGCAGTGTCGCGTCTCGTTTCCAATCAGAAAGTAGCTCTCGAATGACAATCTCTGATGTGCAATACGCTGCGTGGCTCGACGAGTCGACCGCGCAGCGCGTGACGCTATACCGTATCGGCTGCCTGAGCGGCGGCGTGCAGACCTGGCGCCGCCTGTCCAACAAGCCCTTTACCGGGCCGGCGGCGACGCCGTATTCCGCCGCTATTGCCAAGGACCTGGTGATTACCCGCTCGATCTCGCGCGATGGCGAGGCGAAGCTGTCCGCCGGCGCCGTCGAGGTCTGGAACGTCAACGGCGAGTTCGACTCCTGGTTCAATGATGTGTGGGTGAATCAGGGCGTGTTCGTGCTGGTCGGCGATGCCAGTTGGGACGAGTCGGACTTCCGGCTCGAGTTCGTCGGCGCGCTCGGCGACATCGCACCCGGCAGCGACGACACAAGGATCCAGCTGAACTTCCGCGACTCGCTGCAGCGCCTGAACACCCCGGTGTCCGAAGCCAAGATGGCCGACGGCACGCTGTACCCGGTGGTGCTGGGCGAGGCGGCCAACATCACGCCGAAGAAGGACGCGGTCACCGGCCGCTGGTACTACCACTGCGGGCCGGCCGAGGGCCTGATCGAGCCGCGCACGGACGGCAGGAAGCGAACCGCCGACGTGACGGACGAGTCAGGCAGCGGCCGGTTCGCATTCAACACTGCCGTCGGGCCCGGCGCCATCACCTGCAGCGTCCAGGGCGACAAGACCGGCGGGGTGTATCGGAACACGATCGCCTCGCTGGTGCAGCTGCTGGCCACCACCTACGGCAAGGCCTCCACGCGTATGACGGTCGACGACATCGATACGGCGAACTTTGCCGCATTCGACGCCGCGAACAAGCAGCCCGTTGGCCTGGCGATCCTCGACCGGACCAACGTGCTCACCGCATGCGCCCAGCTGGCGGCCAGCAAAGGCGCGCAGCTGATTCCGTCGATGCTGGGCAAGCTGCAGCTGATCCAGTATGCAGTCCCGACCAGCGCGAACCTCAACATCCCGCGGTCGATGCAGGTCGAGGGCACGCTGGTGCTGGTCGGCCGCTCACCTGTGGCTGCCGCGGTGCAGATCGGGTTCTGCCGGAACTACACGCAGCAGCCCAGCCTGCAGACGTCGCTGGTGGACGAGCACAAGCAAATGTTCGCAACAGAGTGGCAGACGTACACAACGCCCGTCGACCAGGCGACGCAAGCCAACTACAGCTGGTACACCGACCCGGTGATGGAGCAGACCTGTCTGCTGGGCCTGGCTGACGCCAGGGGTGAAGCCGACCGCCGACTGGCCTTCACGAAGGTGCCGCACCCGACCTACCGGGTGGAGCTGACGCCGGCCGGCATGCGTGTGCAGCTCGGCGAGGCACGCAACTTGTTCGGTGATCGGTACGGCCTGCAGAACGGGAAGCCCGGCCAGGTGACGAGCCTGACCACCGACTTCGGCCTGTATTCGGTCATCGCAGAAATCACAGTTTAGGAACCCATGGCAAACCTTCGCATCATCGCCCGAAACCTGGCGCTGATCGCCACGCTCGTCGCGAGCAGCACAGCCGGCACGCTGGCGGTCACCAACCTGCAGGCCAGTAAGAAATCCGATGTCTGGCGTGCCACCGGCACCACGGCGACCATCAGCGGCACGATGCCGGTGGCCGACCTGGCGTCCGGCGTGGCGCTGCTCGGCAACTTTTCGCCGACCACCACAATACGCCTGCGCCTGTACTCGGATGAGGCCGGGACGAACCTGGTGCTGGACACCGGCGTGGTGCTGGCTTGCCCGGCGCCGGCGGTCCAACTGGACGGCTGGCCGGCGGCAAAGGCCGCGAGCGCGTACGCATATGGCGGCGGCGCCTACGCGCGCACCTGGTTCGCGCCGACGTCGTGGCGCAAGTTCGTTATCGACCTGGTCGACACGGCAAACCTGCAGGGCTACATCGAGGCATCGAAGCTGGTGATCGGCCCGTATTGGTCCCCGGCCGACAACCCGTCCTCGGCATCTACGACCGACGTCGATGGGGCCACGCACTACCGCACCGCGGCCGGTGACCTGCTGAGCCGCGCATCTACCGTCCACAAGAAGGCGGCGATCGAGCTGGAATACATGCCGGCCGCTGACCGCGCCACGCTGGCAAACATCCTGCGCGGCAGCCGGGCCCGGCCGGTGTTCTTCAGCCTGTATCCCGGGCACCCCGACCTCGAGCTCGAGCGCGACAACATGTTCATCGGCAAGCGCATGACCGACTCGGAGTCGGTGGTGCAGGCGGCCATCCGCTACGGCACCAAGCTGGAAGTCGAATCAATCTAAGGAAGCCGCATGGCCACTGTAGTCAATTTCATCGACACGACGCTGCGGGCTGCGGCGACGCGCGGCGTCAACCTGCCGACGGCAGACATACAGCTGTTGCTGGACTCGCCCGGCTTCCACGTCGCTGTCGACGGCTCGATCACGCCGGCGTCGATCACCGTCACTGCGACGCTGGTCGATCTCGACGCGCCGGCTCTCAACTTCAACAGTGTCGGTGGCGACATGTCCAACGTCACCGCCAAAAGCGTCAGCGTATCCGGGGCCTCCATGCTCGGCACCAGCGCGACCGTAATCGCGAGCGTGACGGTGAACGGCGCGCTGTACACGAAGTCGTGCACGATCTGGAAGGTCCAGGATGGCGCGCCCGGCATATCGACGCCAGGTGCGCGTGGCGCCGGCCACTATTACGCGTCCGGGTCCGCATGGACGGATGCGCTGGCCAACGTCAGCGTTCCATCGCCGAAGGTTGCGGGCGACGTGGTGACCATCTCCAGCGGCACCTTCGTGATGGAAAAGCGCTGGACCGGCTCCGCCTGGGTGGACAACGGCGTCGTTATCGACGGCAAGGTGATCGTGCCACAATCGATCACCGCTGGTTCGATCGACACGCGTGGCCTGAGCATCAGGGACGCCGCCGGCAATGTCATCCTGGCCGCCGGCTCGGCCCTGCCGGCTGCCTATGCGGCGTCGGGTACCGTGAATGCCGACCTGGTGCCGAGCATTCAGGCGGCGGCCACGACGGCGACTCTCGCAGGTCTGGATGCAGGCCTGGGCGGCCGCAATATGCTGGCCAACACGCTGCCGAACAGCCTCCTCACGCCCGATGGCGGATACTCCAGCGCGTTCGCTGATGGGGCCTACGGGGATGCAGTGGCTTATGCCGGCCCTGATAATCAATACGCTGTGTGGTCACCCGAACGACGAGGGAATGTTTACTTCCGTATGTGGGGCCCGGTGGGTGCTCGCGCTGACATTTATCTGAACCCGCGATACAAGGTGGTCGCACGGCAGCGATACGAGTTTTCCGCAACGATTAGCGCGCACCGCTGCCGTGCGTACGTCAGTATTGCGTGGTATCGGGCCGACGGCAGTTACATCATCGAGCATGCTGGTAGCTACATCGACGGTACCCAGTGGAGCGCAGACGACAAGAGCGCGCCGCCGCGGTCAGTAGTCATCGTTGCTGCACCGGACGACGCCGTCGCTGCCATGCCCTTCCTCCGCGCGCTCAAGACTTCGGATGCCGGCTCGGATGCTTACGCTTTCGGTTCTCAGTTCTATATGGGTGAGGCTCTGCCGAATCAGACAGTGGCGTCTCCCTATTCAATGGGCGTCACTGAAGCACGTGACATGGCCGCCGCGGCTCTCGTCAAGTATGAAACTCTCGCCGCGGATGGCGTGCTGGATCGCGGCGAGAAATCGAGCCAGCTTATCCCGCTGTGGAACGACGAATCGGCCGCCTGGACAGCCTTGCGTGCACGCGCGGTAGCGCTTGGACTGGACGTCTCCCCCTATGACGGACCGTACTACGCCGCCTCTAATTACTTGTCGGGGCTGTATCCATACTGGAATGATGTCACCAACGACACCCAGATTGTTCGCAGCGACTTCAACACGATTTTCAACAACTTGAGTCAGGCGCGTTCGGGCATGCAAAGCACGATCGCAGCCAAAGCGGCAACGATGGCGTCGGGTGTGACGCTCGATACGAATGGGCGCCTTCTCGGTGCCGGTGGTGGCCAGGTGCAAAATCTACCCGTGGTCGACGGCGCGCGAAACGTCAACTATGCGCCGCGCGACTATGGCGTGTGCCACCTCAAGGAGTTCAAGGAAGCCAACGCGATCGGCATTCCGACCATGCCCGGCGGGTACTGCACGCTTGAAACCATGAAGCCATGGATTGATAGCTCGGGCGGCAATGCCACGCAGTGGGCGTACGTCAACGACCAGACGTGGCGGCGCACAGCACCATGTGGCGCGGCCAGCTGGGGTGCATGGGTGCGTGACCTGGATCGTACCGCGTACACCGGCGACCTGAACGCCAGTTCCGATATCGTTCTGGTTGGTCGTGGTGTCGTCATCAATGGCAATGCCGCGACCAAGAACACGGGTGTCAGTCAGTGGGGTGATGCGGACTGCTACAGCGTGGACAGCTATTACGGCGGGGCTTATGCAAGCGCTGTAGTCGTAAATCCAGCTGGCTGTGCGTTCATGTTCGGTCTTAACTCTGACGTGACCACCGACGCCAGCTACCAGTCGCTCGATTACGCTATCTATAACGAGTACGGCAGTCTTTATGTCTACAACTCCGGCAATCCATATAACGGTGGGCAAAAGCTCGATAGCCTTTATGAAGGCGACATAATTAGCGTCAAATACGACAGTGCGTATATGTACTATGAGCGTAATGGTTTGCGCTTCTTGACCCTGCCTGCGCCACCAAACCTCAAGCTGTCGCTGGACTCGGCGTTCCACACCAACGGGATGACGCTGAAGAACATCAAGTTCGGTCCGATGTCTGATGTGGCGGCTGGCGTGGCTGCGTACAACAACATCCCAGCGATCAACAATGAACTTGGTAAAAGGCTTAACGCTGAAGCCAGCAACATTCTGCGCGCCCCGATCACCATTACCACCGGGGGCGGCTTAGTCGTTGGGTCCCTCACGTACGATGCTACAAACGGTCTACGCGGAAGCGGCTCAGGGGTGGCAATCACGCCCTACGGTGCCATCGCGCACAACGGTACTAAATACACTTTCTCCTTGAGTGGGGGCTCTGGTGACGCATCATTCGGCGGCAATTTAGATGCGGCATACGGATCTTTCGGCAATCTTCGCGTTGCGCCGGGCGGCGCAATTTGTAGCGGCCCTTTCTACGGCGCATGGAGCTGGAATGGAGCGAGCGCCGCCGGCGGTTTCCAGATCAGTGAGCAGGGCATCCTGGGTGGCAATCGGGACAACCCGAACATCGGTTATTTCCAGGTGAACTTCCTGACGGGCGAGATCTATATGCCCGGCCTGCAAGTTTACAACCGCCAGTTGACGCTGGATAAACCGATCATCCTCAACCCGGTCCTGTCGCCGTTCAAGGTCAGCGTGGTCAACTCGCTGAACCAGTACGACTACAACCTTTATCGCCAAAGCACCGATGCATACGCCGGCCTGTACATCGCTACCGTCGACAGCGGCAACGATGGCGCCACGTTCAACTGGGCCGTTTCCGGCCCGTGGCCGTGCTGGCTGGTGCAGGACTCCACTTCAAACCGCGTGCAGCTGCACATCAACATGAAGGGCGGCGCCGCGCTCGTCGGCGACGAAGGCGACTTCAATATATCCCTCTCCGTAACGAAGGGCGGCAATACCGTTCAAAGCGGCACGTTCGTCGTCGCCAGGGCGAGTTAAGGAAAACCATGTCTCAATATGTCGCAGTGCAAACATCGACCCGCCGCATCGAATTCAAGTACGGGGCGATGGGGAAGCCTGATCCGGAGGGCTACACCGGGCCACTGACCGGCGCGCCGCCGCCTTTCCCGACCAGCCAGGTGGTGTGGATGCCGTGGCAGGGCCGGCTGCGCATGAGCGAGGCGCCCACGCTTACATCGGTGTACATGTGGACCGACGCCGGCCCGGCCTGGGTCGAGCGCGCCCCGCTGGAGATCGTCGCCGCGCGCGCAATCGCTGCGATGGATGCTGAGGGCGATGCAGCCCGGCTGCAGGTGATCGGCGATCCAACAAAAGTCTTGGAGTACCAGCTGGCCGAGGCGCAGGCCCGGCCGTACGCCGCCGCCGGCTACCTGGGCGCGGCGCCGGAGTGCGTCGCCAGCTGGGCCGACGCGAAGCGATGGGCGAACGCTGGCGAGCCATGGACCGGCCAGCAGGCGGCCGACGACATCATCGCCACGGCCGACCGCTGGTACGGCGCCCTGGAGCGTATCCGGCGCCTGCGCCTGGACGCAAAGGAACGCGTGCGTGCGGCGCTGGCCGCCGGTGCGGCACTTGCCGACGTCGACGCCATCGCCCAGCAGTTTTCAACCGATTTATCCAACCTGATGAAAGGGCTTCAATGAAGGTCGCATTCTATAAAGGAACGCACGCCGGCCTGCCGGGCATCTATAACCGCCTGGTGCGCTGGTGGACCCGCAGCCAGTACTCGCACGCTGAGCTGGTATTCGAAGACGGCCAGGCCGCATCGTCATCGGCCATGGACGGCGGCGTGCGCCTCAAGGTGATCGAGTTCGACCCGGCCTTGTGGGACTTCGTCCCGGTGCCGGCTGGCCTGGCGCCGGCGGCGCGCACCTGGTTTGCTGAGCATGCCGGCGAGGCCTACGACATGCTGGGCAACCTGCACTTCGTGATCAGTGCCGTCGGCGACGATAAGCGCAAGTGGTTCTGCAGCGAGGCGGTGGCCGCGGCGCTGGGCATTCCGGATCCCGAACGATTCGACCCCGGGACGCTCCATGCAGCGCTCTGCTTCATCAACCAACCGGCCCAGGCCGGTTTTTTTACGCCTGTCACGGAAGGGCAGCAATGAAACCAATGAACAATTTTGAGTGGACCAGCATCGCCGGCGCCGTTTCGTCCATCCTGGCGTCGCTGACGCTCGAGCGCGCGGGCATCATCGCCGGCATCGTCACCGCCCTGGTGACGTGCGCGGCCAATGTCCTCTACATGCTGCGCAAGGACCGCCGAGAAGAACGTGCGCTTGACGCGCAGCTGGGAGTCAAATAATGCTGTCGGCCATCATTTCCTTCTTCGGCGGCTCGGTGTTCCGGATGATCTGGGGCGAGCTTTCGACCTGGCTGACGGCGCGCCAGGATCACACGCAGGAGATCGAGCGCCTGCGCCTGCAGGGCGAGATGGACGGCGCCGCACACGCGCGCAACCTGGAGTCGATCCGCGTCCAGGCCGAGCTGGGCGTGCAGACCATCCGCGTCCAGGGAGAGGCCGACCTATCGCGGATCGACGCCGGCGTGTTTGGTCAGGCCGTCGAGCTGACCGGCAAGCAGACCGGTTTCGCCCTGGTCGACATCTGGAACGGGATCATTCGGCCGGCGCTGGCCACCGAATGCATGCTGCTGTGGAGCCTGCACCTGTACCGACACAACTGGACGCTGGACGAGCAGGGCTGGGCGCTGGTCGGCGCCGCGCTGGGCATCTTCGTCGCCGATCGCACGCTGCTGAAGCGGGGCAAATGATGACCCGGGCCGAGTTCGAAGCGCTCGCCGTCCAGGTGGCGGCGGCGCTGGCCCGGCGCTTCGAAGGGCTGTACTTGCTGCCCTACCTGTGCCCGGCCGGCGTGCCGACCATCGGTTTCGGCGCGACTTATTACGAGAACGGCGTGCGCGTGACGCTGAAGAATCCGGCGATCACGCGCGCCCGCGCCGAGGCGCTGCTGCTGTGGCTGGTGCGCACGATCTACCTGCCGGCGGTGCTGAAGCTGTGCCCGGGCGTCGACACGCCGCAGCGCCTGGCCGCGCTGATCGACTTCGCCTTCAACCTGGGCGCTGGCAACCTGGCCGCCAGCACGCTGCGCAAGCGCGTGAATGCTGGCCGGTGGGCGGACGTGCCGGCCGAGATCAGGAAATGGAACCGCGGGGGAGGGCGGGTGCTGCGCGGCCTTGTGCTGCGCCGCGAGGCGGAGGTGGCGCTGATCTAAGACACTACTTGGTCTCGGCCGGCGCGGTGATGGTTTTGCCGGCGGCTTGCTGCTCGCATAGGGCGTACAGTTTATCGGTCACACCTTTTGATGAAAGAATGCGCACCATTCGATCCATCTGCCCAGAACACTGCTCATAATCCCGCCTTGCTTCCTGAGCTGACCGCGAAAGGGAGGGGCTTGCTATCGACTCGTCGAAACTGCTTTTCCAATTTGTCCGGGCCTTGCACGCCTCCTTTACCAGGTCGTTGGTCGACATGTCCTTCATTTCCTGATAGTCGAGCGCGACGCAGGGCCCAGCGAAGGCTGGCGCCGCAACGGCGCAGAGGAGGGCGAGGGCGGCGGTGATCTTGATCATGATGCATCCAGGGTAGGGCGGCATCTACGCGTGCCGTGTCGCACGCGCGAGTATATCTCGGACGTAAAATTAGATTCCTTGCACTGGAGAATAATTTTTGGAGGTGAATCCTTCTGGGTCCACGTCAGATACCGGTACTTCGAACGGTACGCCTATGCGAATAGCGCCGATATTCTCGATCGCGCGCTCCTCAGCGAGGCGCGTGGAAGTGACCAACTCATCGGTTACGATGTTGTAAATTTGAAACTTATAGACTCGTACCGTGCTGCCCTTCGATGCGATAACTGCCATGAGTGCTCCTCAATTTTAGGCCAAGGGCCAAAGTTTCCTGGTTCTTGGGGGATGGAAGTTTTGCTATACTCTCTGGATGAACACCTACTCTGGCATTTTAATCGCATTTGACGGCATCGACGGCGCTGGCAAAACCACGCAGGTACTTTTGCTCAAAAGCGTCCTTGAAGGCCTTGGCGAGACCGTTGTTATTTCCAAGGAACCCACCGATGGCGAGTGGGGCCAAAAGCTCAGAGACTCCGCCCTGACGGGCCGCATGCCGTTTGACGAGGAACTTGAGACATTTATACGCGACCGACAAGATCATTTGACTCGAAAGGTCATCCCTGCTCTGGAAGCGGGAAGCGTTGTCATCTTGGATCGTTATTTCTACTCGACGATCGCCTACCAAGGCATACTCGTGGCAGACCACGCGACGATCGAGCAGCAAGTCCGCGCAAATGTTGTTACCCCCGACGTAGCCTACTGGATGGACGTGCCTGCCGACTTGGCGGTCGGTCGAGTTATTTCAAGAGACGGACGACCTAACCTTTTTGAGCGTCAAGAAGACCTTGATAAGGCGGGAAAAATATTTCGCTCAATAGCCGACTCTGACCCTGTCCTTCGCAAGGTTGACGCAACTTTGTCAATTTCGGCTTTACATCGACTCATCGTCGGCGACTTAATGGACGGCGCGTTCAAAGCAAAGCGTTGCAGAAAGTCGTACGGTTGCGATGATCCCGTCTACTGCACCCCACGGCTCACGCATTCGTGTGACTGGTGGCAGGCTAAGCAAAAATTAGCATCCGTCCTTGAAGCGTTGTAAGACGCTTTTCCCCAATTTTTGACTGTAGGCGTGTGCAGCTGACTTGGATGATCAGGTCAGTTGGCTGCCTCGTGAGTCGGCGCGATTTTTGGCGGAGCCCGGTGCAGATCCTTGGCCTTGATCTGCGTGTACCTAGCCGTCATCTTGCAGTCGTGGTGGCCTGATACCACGGAGCCGATCATGCAGCCGCGCGTCCAATCGGGACCACGTTCCACTTATCGCCACGCTCGCACGTCGCAAGGTATGCGGCCCATAGCTCTAGCGCCTGGCGCCGCTCAGGGATCTCCTCGCGGACGTCATAAATTCCCTCCATCCCCTTGAGCGTGTGATTTAGTGCGATCTCGGAGATCTCGCGCGAGACGCCCAGGTTGCGCATGTGTCCCTTCGCCGTGCTGCGCGTATCGTGTGGAGTGAAACGTCGCGTTTCGATATCGCCTCGTTCGAATGCCCGCGTGATTGCTGCCCACAGTGTATTGCGGCTGACGTGCGAGTCCCCGCGTTGCTTTGTTCTGGCCGGGAGCACCCACGCCGCGCCGTCGGCCAACTGCTTCAGCTGCTTGAACCATTGCAGGACCGTGGGCGTGAGCGGGACAAGGAATCCGACCCGGGTCTTCACTGTGTCATCAGGCACAAACCATGTGCCCCGGTCGAAATCTATATGCTCCCACTGCGCTTTGACAAGTTCCACAGTGCGCACACAGGTGGCCAGCAGTATCCGGAACGCCAGCGCGTTTTCGGTACCAATGTCTTCGACGCCGGCCAGCAGCTTCCGCAGCTCGTCTTCTGAAAGCATCACGCGCTTTCGAACTGGTGGCCGGGGCCCCATCAGCGCGCTCAGCTTGATGCCGGCCGCGGGATTGAGGCGGACAAGTTGACGTCCGATGGCGTGGTCGAATAGCTTACTTACCGATGTCAGTATCCTTTTCTGCATCGTCCAGGTCCGGCCAGACTTGTCCAGCATGTCGACGATCTCCTCGGGCGACACTGCTCGGACCTCAAGTGAGCCCAGTCGAGGCAGGATCACGTTGTCGAGGTCCCACTTACGGTAGTAGACGGTGCCCTCCGCAAATTCACCGCGGTCGAGAGCCTTCTCTATATAGTCTCTCGCCAACTCACGCACGATCCAGGCGCCGCGGGTGGCGAGCCTTTCCTTGCGCTTTTCTGCAACCGGGTCCTGCCCCTTGTCGACGGCAACCCGGTGCTCGGCTGCAAGCTTCCGCGCTGCGGCCAGCGTCAGGTCGGGATAGTTCCCGAGTGTCAATTCCCGCGCGCGACCTCCTAACATATAGCGCAGGACCCAGGTCGACGTGCCGGCTTTCGACAGGGTATATGTCAGACCTCCGCCATCAGATTTCGCAACCGGGTCACCGGTCGCAATCCAGCGCCGTATCTGCATGTCGCTGAGTAAATTGACGCCTCGCTTTGCCATAGTCCTTGCCTCAGGTAATTAACGCCATTTCGTAGCTAGCTACAAATCTAGCTACAATTTCAGTATGCGTCAGTGAGATTCAGTAAGAGACAGCAGGATACAACATCAGCGCGACTCATAGAGCAAAAACTCGACGGTCAGCGTCATGTGGAGACAGCTAAAGCTACCTGTTAAGATTCCAAGTAGCGATTTTCATATTGATAAACCTGTTATTTCACACCGGACTGTCCGGGGTAACTTTGCGCAGTATCAATGTTCGAGTCAAAACCTGCAATGGTTGCTAGACTTCAACAATATTCGAC